GTAGAGCAACTGACTTGTAATCAGTAGGTCGCAAGTTCGATTCTTGCAGAAAGCTCCCGGATTCATATAAATCGAGCGCAAAACCAATTGCTCCTTAGGTAGAAATATATGAATAAACAACCCGTCACGGTATGTTCATAGAACAGGAGTGAACTAAGGAGAAAATAGTTAGGTGGCGGAATAGTAGACGCAACAGGTAAGTTAACGGAATTATTAATTCCATAAGGCCATTAATTCCGAGATGTAAGAGAAATACATCATACAGGTTCAAATCCTGTCCTAACTACATATTGCGGAATAGAGCAGTGGTAGCTCGCTAGGCTCATAACCTAGAGGTCATAGGTTCGAGTCCTATTTCCGCTACTAAATGTACTTGTAAGCATACCGTAAGATCTGCTTACAGGTCTTTCTTGGAGGAAGGTTGGCAGAGTGGTCGATTGCGGCAGTCTTGAAAACTGTTGTACTGTAAGGTACCGTAGGTTCGAATCCTACATCTTCCGCTTCTTACCCTTTCGTCTAATGGCAGGACAATTGGTTTTGGTCCAATTAATCGAGGTTCGAGTCCTTGAGGGGTAACTGTTCTTTGATATATTGGTAGTATTAAAATCATAAGGAGACAAACAAATGGAAACATTATCATTTATTTTAGGAATGTCCTCAGTAGTGGTTATCGCAATTGCGGTAGTTGCTGTTATAGGATTTTTTAAGGTTAGAAGTGTTGAAAAACAATTTAACGAATACAGACAAAACTTTACTGTTGGGTTTGATATGAGAATAAAAGATATTCACGATAGTATACATCAGGTAAATGATCAATTACATCGTAGAATTGATAACACAGAAAGAGAAGTTTTTTCCCAATTAGACTCTCGATTAGATAAATTGGAAACTAAATTAACAGACACAATTAAAAATGGTTGTGAACCTGTTAGAAAATAAATTAACAAGTAAATAAATTAAACCCACTACCAATATATTAAGAACGCTCGGTTCGTCTAGGGGTTAGGACAGGAGATTTTCATTCTTCAAACAGGGGTTCGATTCCCCTACCGAGTACCATATTTATCATAAAATAGGTTGTCGTCAATTAGTTATATTTATCTTTAAATAATTAAAACGATAATGAAAAATATTATAACCTGGTTAGGTGGTCTTTTCAAAGATGAAAAAGGCACACCATCTTCTAAGAGATTCGTAGGAATCTTATGCGCATTAACATTATGTATTACTATGTACTCTAATTCGTTTACAGAGGCTCATTTTGCTCCTTCTAAAGAATTAGTTGATGCTGTTGCGTTACTTGCATTCGGATGTTTAGGTCTTGCATCTGTAGATAAAATTTGGGGTAAGAAAAAAGAAGGAGAAGAATAATGGCAGCACCTAAAAAAACAGAAATTAAAGTTCCTTCAGCAATGCCTGTATCTTTTGAGCAGTTTAGTAAAGATCCTGTAAAAGGTTTATTATTTATTGTATTAGTAGCTATTGGGTATTTATATGTAGATGGTAAGATGAATTATACTCAGCAAATAGATAAATATAATACAGAAGTAATTATGTTAAATCAAAAAGTTGATAAGTTAACAGAACATATTAGAAAAAGCGATTCAACTTTAGGATATATGATTTCAAAAGTTGAAATGTTACAAATAATAAAATGAGAATAGCTATTATATTTATATTTTTAATGACCGCTGTTTTGGCTCAATCACCAAAAGTAGTAGATCCTAAAGAAAAAGAGTTAGATGCTCTTATGTTAAAATCTCAAAACAGGTTAAAGAAGATTAATGTGCTTACAAAGCAAATCGATAAGATGTCTTCGAGCAAGGTAAATGGGATGAAGGAAAGTATAGAAACATTACAAGAAGAAAAAACACAATTAAAAAATGAACTACAAGAAACTAAGGCTATTGTTGAGTATAACTCTCCTGATAAGTCTATCCCATTCAGCCTTGAGCCAATCGTATCCGACTCAACGAATTGAGGGTAAGGATACTGTTGTTGTAATGACTAAGAAGCAAGCAGAGAATATCAATATCGTATTTAAAAATACCAAGACTCAGATTGATAAACTTAAGATAGAGATTGACTCTATTACTAAGATTAAGCCTACCTTAGTCAGAGATACTATTTATAAGCGTGGTTCTATTTTAATTCCTAATGGGAACTATTTGCTTTATAACTTTAATGAGTCAGAGAATAGATATGAACTAGACCCTAACTCTGTTATAGCTGCTAAAGGTACAGATGATGAGGCTACTACTAAAAAAGATGTAGTCATTACTACTATAGGATTTGTCACTATATTTTCTTTATTTATTTTATTATTATAACTTATGCAATTATCAAAGTATTTCACATTAGCTGAATTAACTCCTTCGGGAACAGCAAAACGTTTAGGTATTAAAAATGATCCAACTCCTGCACATTTAGAGTGCTTAAAAGGATTATCAGTTAATGTATTAGACAAAGTAAGAGAACATTTTGGAAAACCAATTTGGGTTTCTTCAGGTTACCGTTCTAAAGCATTAAACGAAGTTACACCAGGTTCTAGTGCTACATCACAACATTGTTCAGGTGAAGCAGCTGATTTAGATCAAGATGGTAGAGGTACAGGTGTATCTAACAAAATGGTATTCGATTATATCAAGGATCATTTGAATTTTGATCAATTAATTTACGAGTACGGAACTGATGCTAATCCTGATTGGGTTCATGTTAGCTGGGAATCTACAGGTAAACAAAGAAAGCAAGTATTACGTTGTACTAGAGTAAACGGTAAACCAGTTTATACACCATACAAGTAATTTAATTACAGCTTGGCATCATGACCACTCTTTATTATATATCAGGAGTATGGACATAGATAAAGTATTTAATTCATTTAATGATGGAGAGTTTCAGGAGGCTATAAAAGATCTCAGGGACACTCCATCTTATTGGATTGGTATGTTTAAAAAACTAATACACAATTATAATAGTGGTTATCAATATTTCATGAAAAATCTTTTAGACTCACTAGAAGATGAACACGACATAGATAAGGAAAAAGTAAAAGACACAGTTGAATACTTAACTTATTCTATAGCATACTCATATATTAAAAGACTTGATATTACCGATTTATCCCACGTATATTACATTACCTTAGCAACTGACGATATGCTGTTGACTAGTGTTAAACGTTGTTTATACTACTTTGAATCAATAGAGAGATATGAAGATTGTGCTTATCTAAAATCAATTGAAACAGAAGTAAACAAAATTCTCCTAAAGTTTGGCTCCCCAAGTAAATAACATTATATTTTGAATACGGGTTTTAAGGATTAAGAGAGATAGGGAATAAGAACGAAACAAGAACAAGAAAAGCACCTAGAGAATAAAATGGGTGGTTATAAATAAACATATGAGAAATAGAGAAATTTTTAATAGGAAATTAGAGAACTTAGAGTCTAATTTAACTAAAATGTCTTACTTATTAAGACGCCAAGGAACTAAAGATGAGTATGATGACATGATCACATCTTGTAGAGATTTAATTGAACAGATGAAATCATATATTAATATGGAACCTGTTACACCTAATGAAATCAATAAGTACTAATATGTTACAACCGGAACAAATATTAAGTAACTGGGAAGAGTTCTTAGGTTATATTGATATGTACATTATGGGAGACCGTGGTGCTAAATTAAAAGCGTTTTATGAACAATATTCTGAACGTTTTATGATGATGCCGGCTGCTCATAAACCTCAATATCATAATTGTTTTCCTGGTGGTTATGTAGATCATGTTAATAGAGTAGTTCAAGGTGCTATAAAAATAGATCGTGTATGGAGGGAAATGGATGTAATTGATACTTATACTACAGAAGAATTAATATTTTCTGCTCTGAATCATGATTTAGGTAAATTTGGTACTTTTGAACAAGAAGCATATTTACCTCAAACTGACCAATGGAGACGAGAAAAATTAAATGAACCGTATATGTTTAATGATCGTTTGGAGTTTATGTCTGTACCTGATCGTGGTTTATATATATTATCTCAGCTAGGAATTACAGTTACTAAAAATGAAATGTTAACTATTAAGTTACATGATGGTCTATATGATGAAGCTAATAAACCATACTTAATGTCATGGATGCCAGAAACTAGACCTCGTACTTCATTAATTTATATAGTTCATCAAGCCGACTTAATGGCAGCAAGAATTGAATTCGAAAGAGAATGGTTACCTAAATTATTAGGTCCTAAAGCAGAAAATAAAGCAAATTTTAATTTAAAAAAAGAAGATAAGAAGACACCAGTTAAATCTAAAGCACTAAGTAGTGTTAAAAGTGAAGGTTTAAAAAATGTAATGTCTAATTTCTTCGACGAATAAAAATGATATTAATAATATTAAGTGTATTGGTTGTGATCTTAGGATTCACGACCTTTAACCTTCTAATGAAAAATGAACAAGCAGAAGATATAATTATGTCTCAAGATACATTTATATCTAAATTTATGGATACTGTTAATAAAGCAGACGCTAAATTAAAACAAATTGATCATAAAGGTTCATTTGAATCAGATGATGAAATAGGATTCTTTTTTAAAGAAGTAAAAAATATACAAGCAACACTGAATGAGTTCAATAATAAACGCTAGTAATTTACCTAAGAACCCAAGTTCTACTAGGTATTTTACTCAAGACACAGAAGATGCTATCGTTGCTTATAATAAGTCTTTAGACTTTGATGAACGTGATAAGATTTATAATAGAAGAATTCATTATGCTTTTTTTAAGCTAACGGAGAATATTATACATACGTTTAAATTTTATTATACCGAGGTAGATAATATTGAAGATTTACAACATGAAATTATAACATTTCTATTAAGTAAAATTCATTTATTTGATCAAAGTAAAGGTGCTAAAGCATATTCTTACTTTGGTACTATTGTAAAACGATATTTAATTATATCTAATACTAAAAATTATAAAAAACGTATAGATAAAGCACCAATTGAGGATTTAGAGCAAGACGAAAAACATTCGTATGAAATCGATGATATCCCGCCTAATGAGCGCTTAAATGAGTTCTTAACACTATATACTGAATATTGTTCTAATAACTTAAAAATGTTATTTCCTAAAGATGGTGATGCTAAAATAGCTGACGCAATTCTTGAGTTATTCCGTAAACGCGAGGTATTAGATATATTTAATAAAAAAGCGCTTTATATATACATTCGTGAAATAATTGATGTAAAAACACCTAAAATTACTAAAATAGCTAATAAATTAGGCGACATATTTAAAGAACATTACTTATTTTATATTGAAAACGGATATACAAATTTCTAAGTATCATATTTATAAATAAAAATCATGAGTAATTTAGAATCAGTTGTTTTTGGAAACAAGAAATTCTCTGATATCTTAAGTGAGATATACGATAATCAAAAGAAAAAAGAAAAACAAATATCAACATTAATTGGTGAATTAAAGCCATTAATCAATGATATTGGTGATGCTACATTAATTGTACCTTTAATTAAAGAATACTTAGAAATAAGTGTTAAAAATGATGAACAATTAATTAAAATGGCGACTATTATTCAACGTGCTTTATCTAATTCAGCTGAAGCAGGTAATGGATTTGATTTATCAGATGAAGAAAAAACACAACTATTAGCTGAAATAGATAAAATAAGTAAAGATGCCAATTGATGTTACATATGGTTACAGTTCAGTAAGTAAAGGATTTAATACAGGTAATAAAAATTATGCTGTTGATACCGCTACTTCTTTAGGTAATCTAATAACAGCTGTTCGTGTTAAAGATATAGTATTAGATAAAACACATCCGCAATTTGTAAATGTAGGTGAATGGAATGGTTTAGGTACTATATTTTTTGATGTAGTTAAAGATCCTAATATTTCAAATAAAAATACTTGGTCTACTGCTCGTCCTATATCATCTAATATTAAAATATATCCATTAATTAATGAGATAGTATATTTAATATCATTTCCTGATACTGGTATAGGAAGTAATCCTACATCAGGTCAATTATATTATATTAGTACTATAGGTATATGGAATACACCTCATCAAAATGGTTATCCTACTATTGATACCATACCACCTCCATCACAACAAAAAACAATTGATCAAATTGAGTTAGGAAGTTTAAGAACTGTAACTAATCAATCTACTGAACTTAATTTAGGTGATACATTTAAAGAACGTGGCAATATTCATCCTTTATTACCTTTTGAAGGTGATGTAATAGAAGAAGGAAGATGGGGTAATAGTATTCGTTTTAGTTCAACTATTAAAACTAAATCATTACCATCAATAGGTTTAAATGATTGGTCTCAAGGACCAAGTACATCTGGAGATCCTATCACTATTATTAGAAACGGCCAATCAGTAAAAGCAAATAATGAAGGTTGGGTACCTATAACAGAAGATATTAATAATGATTTAAGTTCTATTTATTTAACTAGTACACAAACTATACCATTAAATGCATCTAGTATTAGTTATTTTAGTTATCCTGATAACCCACCTCAAGATATAAATAAATTTAATGGCCCTCAATTAATATATAATTCAGGACGTATAATATTAAATACAAACCAAGATCATTTACTTTTAAGTTCTATTAAATCAGTAAATTTAAACGCTGTAGAATCAGTCAATATTGACACACCTACAACTATAATTCAGTCAAATAAAGTATTATTAGGTTCTAAAAACGCAACAGAACCTGTTTTATTAGGTGATAGTACAATCGCTACTTTAGCATCAATACTTGATAATATGGTAGGATTTTTAAATTCTTTAGAAAATGTAGTATCTACAGCTCCAGGAACACCATTAATTACATTATCCTTACCTGCTAATTTATTATCAAGTAAACTAGATGAGATTAAAGGTAATCTTGAAAAATTAAAATCTAACACTGTTAAAACTGTATAATGGCAACTATCAACCCAGAAGAATTAGAACAGGCTAGATTACAACAAGCATTTGATGAACAAGTAGCATTAGCTCAATCTAATACTACCACAGTAGATGCTACTGAAATTGAAAATGCAACTCCATCTGATTTAAAAGCGATGGGTATTTCTAAATTACCTTTATTATTATTAGTAATAGGTAATCAAATAAAAAATATTATTGAACCTGCGTTAATCAATTTAATTAAAACTTATATACAAAAATATTTAGCAGCTGAAGCCTGTGCTGATCAAGCTACTATAGATAAAATAATACAACAACGAAATTTAATAGTTAATCAATTAAATAAAATTGTTAAAACTTTAACTATTATCACAATATCATTAGCAGTAGCTATTACATTTTTAGATCTTTTAAAATTAGCTATTAAAGGTATTGATTTAGCTAAGATCGCAGCGTATTTTGCAGCTGCTGCGTTTCCTGTATTAATACCTACTTTACCTAGTACATTACAACAATTAGATTTAGCTAAAATAAAACTACAAACAGACGAAGAAGGTAATGCTAAAATAGCTAAATATAAATCAATAATTGGAGGAGCAGCATTAGTATCATCTATTATTGGTGGATTTATATTAATAGCTATAGGATTATTAAATTCTATTGATATTTTCTTACAAAAATGTGCTCCTAATCAAGCAAATGAATTAGTTCCTATATCTAAAGAAACACAAGATATAGCTAAAGTACAAGCTCAAGCAACAACAACACAAAATCAAACAACATATAGAGATTTTATTATTGAAATTGAATTAGTACCATACACTTCTACTACAACTCGTAGACGTGCTATTGGTAAAAATCAAGATGGTATTATATTAATTCAAACTGAATTATCATTTACTACTAATGATCAAACATTAATTGATGAATTAAAACTAATTATTGATAGAGATAATTTAAAAGCCTATTAACTTAATATTTATAACACGATGAAATCAGAAGAATTTAAAAAAATCATTAAAGAAGCCGTT